TCTTACACCATTACCAAGAGTACCTGTATAATAAAGTGTGTTGTTTAGTGTGTATCCACAAGCAGTACTTGGTGTTGCGTGACTGCTAGTAGATATTGTAACTGTCGCATAAGCTGAACCTGTTGCGGCTGTTGCCTCTCTTCCATTCAATAATTCTAAGGTTGATTCGCCTGTTTGTAAATTTGTAGTTATTGAGTTTACTCTATATACTAAATCAACTATTTGTAATTCATCTGCTAGAGTAAAAAGTTCTAAAAATTTTAAGGGCAGCCTTGCTTTTATTTTTGTAATTCTTTCGTTAAATCTAAAAGCATTTACAATGTATGATTTATAATATTTTTCAAATAAGCTATCTGTATAATCAGCAGCATTTGTAAACTCATTAAGTTCAACGTTAAAGTTTATTGTTTCTGGATAACCACTACCACTGCTCAATACAACAGGTGAATTACTTGGTATCCAATATTGTGATTGTGAAGAATCTGTATCGGTTGAACCACCATCATAACCATCAATCTCAGTAATAAAATTAAAAGGTGTTGCAGTAGTAACTCCTAAATTAGTACTGTGTATTGGATAAAATATTACTGGTTTTCCTAAATATGGATCTTGTTTGTCATTTAACAAATGTCCTACTTGTATGTTTTTAGTTGTTGAACCGTCTACCAATCTTTCAAACTTCATATGCTGAAATGGTGCGACTATCTCATATGTGTTATTGTTACTGTCTAGTACCTCACCACTGTTATATGATATTGCACCCCAGTCTCTTTGATTTATTTCTCTATGCTGTTTAGCTAATATGTTTTCTGTATCCTCATATTTAAATACAATTTCTCTATAGGGTAACGCTTTGTTTACGCTTTTTGTAGTAGAGTCTACAAACTCAGTAATGTTTCTTACAGTACCTCCAGTATAAAAACTATCTAATGTTTTAACAGTAATTTTACCATCTTCTTCAATAGCAGTTAAATTAAATAATTTAAATAAACCTGACAGAAAATCTATAACTTTCATCTCAGGTATGTTGTCCTGAATTAAAAAACTTGTATCAACTCCAGGTATGAGAAAAGATGCATCAACGTTACTTGTCGTAATGCTTGTGCTTGTGTTTGTATCAAATACGTCAATAAAAATAAAACTAAATGATGTTACTGTTTGTTGAGCTGTGCTAGTAAATCTTAATTCATAATTACCATTACCTAATTGATATGTTCTACTTTGTCCTGTTTGTGACGGTGTCCAAGTTGCATACTCAATATCACCAGTATTTATGTTATTTATTTCTACTTGTATGTTTTGTGATATTGTACCAAAATTTATTGTTAAAGCAAATTGAAAATTTTGTGTTGATGATAAATTATATATTTCAAAACTTGATTGTCTTAGCACTAAATTATTTTCGTGGTTGTTAGTTGCGTTGTCATATGTCTTTCCTGATTGTTGATTCGGTATATAAACAGAACCAAAACCGTCTACTTTTTTACCTGCATTCCTTTGACAAAGCATATACAAATTGTAAAAGCCAACATTTGTTGTACTAAAAAAATCTGTGCTAAATAAAATTTCTTTGTTATTGTTTCTAGCTTTTATACTCTGTGATTTTTCTATTGCTTTTATAATTAAGTATAATCTTATACTAAAAGTTAAATCTTTAAAATAATAACCTGATAAAGCAGCGTTACCTGTATTTAAATTACCACCTGATTTATTTACTTCTTCATCTGTTGTATTAAAATAAGCTACTGTAGCAGAGGATGAAAAAAAAGCTCTTTGTGTGTTACCTATAAGTGCGGTAACAAGCGGTATAGGATAAGCTACACTATCTACAGTTACACTACCAGTTCCAGAACTAGACATACCTGTAATCAAAGATGATGATGTATAGGTAGTATCAAAATTAGACAACCAGTCTAAGTCTGATAATTTAAGATCACCTAATATATCTTTTAAATTTAGTGAACCAAAAAAAGTAACTCTATAATTATTTGGTCTACCATTTTTTAGATCTACACCCTCTAACCTTAGCTTACCTTGTTGAAAGGGCAAACTATTTAATTCTATTTTTGCTTGTACTTTTTTTCTAGCATCAAAAGCATAATTTACATCTTGCGTAAAGTTTTCGTAATGTTTAAAAAACTTGTTGTTTGTTTTACTAGCAGGTATGCTAAATGTTTTTGTAAAGTTTGTAAATATTTTACCAGGATCTTTTACATCCTGAACAACTTGTGTAAGAGATATTGTTTCGTTACCAAATAAATCTAATCTTGTAAAATTTACATCTCCTGTATGCTTAACTAAAAGTTCAATATTGTTCATTACCTAATATTTGAAATCATATCAAAGGCATACTCTGCCGTAATTGTATATTGTATAAGTTGATCGTTTACTCCTGTTTTAAATCTTTGCGTATTGCTTGTGATGTTTATTGGTGTTGTTTTAGAATCTTTATATATCCATACTTGCTCACTTACTAATAATTGTTTGAAGGCTTCATTTACAGTATCAAAGCTCATTGGTGGTGTATTTAAAATTAGTGTTTCGTTTGCTAATGTATTATATATTTGTTTTGAGTGTTGTGCCGTAGAATATCTAGAGTTAGAATCTAAAATACTTCTTTTGAAATTTGTTGTTTCTATGTTTATGTTTTCTGTTGTTTTACCTGTAAAATAAAAATCTTGTAAAGCACCATACTTATTTACAAATGTAACTTTATACGCTTCGTGTTTTGTACATACTCTGTCAATAGTGAAAGTTGTACTAATTACAGTTTCTGTTGTATCACTGGCAGAAAATGCTTGATATACTATTGATGATCCATTCCAATATGGTATTTGTCCTGCTGTGTTTTGAGGTGCGTATATAACTGTGTTGTCTTGTAACACATCATTCGTTGCAACCGTCTTTGCACTATTCTGACCTGTACCTAGACCTTCCATAAATTCAAAATAACCATCAAGACCTGTGTGCGATATACTTACAGGAGTACCAACTGTGACTGCTGTTTCACCTGCTGCTATCTCATCAAGTGTTTTACTTTTAAATGTAAGCGTACCTGTTATTGCGATTGTTTGACTTGAATAAGTATTATTAAATGTAATATCTAAATAATCTCTACATAAGTCTGCAATTTCAAATGCAACTGATCCAGTAGTACCAGATAAGTTTGAATCTTTACTCATAGTTGTAATCACAGTACCACCAACAGATAATTCTAACGTTGCACTTTTTGCTGTGTTACCGCTATCTTGTGCTTGACTATGATATTCGTAATATGGACTTCTTAATAATATTGTTGCCATTAGTTTATTCTTTTTATTAGTTCTGCCTCTACCATACTGTCAATCATTTCTATTAACATATCATCTGCAAATATATCTTGTAGCTCCATTGGTAATTTTTTATATTCATTAACAAATGGTATAGTAAAGAAATTATTTGCTCTTATACCTTTTTCATAAATTGATTTAGCTAGTACATATGCTATCTGATTATACTTACCTTTCGCAAACTGTCCTTTAGCATTTCTAAATCTTATATTTCTAGCTTTTGCCCAACCTTCCAATGCCGTGCTTGGCGGTCGTTTAGTTGTAAATTTAAAAGGCGTGTTCTTGTTTACTCTATAATTACTCTTTGTACCTTTTACACCTTTGTCTATGTAATCTCCATAATCTTGCATAAACAAACCATATGCAAGTCCTGCATCATTTTCAAACAGCTTTTGATATTTTATACTATTGTATAATTTCTTTGTGTTGTTTATTGTTCTTTTTTTTCTTTGCAGCTTTGTACCCTTAGTAAGATTTTGCCTAGCCTGTTTTTTTACAGCCTTAAAAAAATCTTCTATTCTTGCGTTAAACTTATCTGAGAATACTAACATATATTTAAATCGTTTCTAATTTCTATTGTTAAATCTGCATTCCAACCTGCAAGGTTATTTTCAAATCTATCTGCAAAAGGTTCACAAACTGGATCATTGACTAATCTATAACCAGTAGTATGTAAAGTACCAAATCTTAATTTTTGCATAAGGTTATTTAGAACACCAAGCTGTGTATTTAAAATATCTTGCTCATCTGTGTTTTTTCTAAACTTATCTGTTTCTTCTGACTTGCTTGTATCTTTTATATCCATAACAAGTACAGTCATATTGTATTGTAGTGTTTGCTCAGTTACAGTTACATTGTTTACAATAAAATGTGCAAGAGGGAATATTGTTTGTTTACCTAAGTCTACATCTGATATATCTCCTATTGTTACTGTCTTAGTAATTGAGTTGCTTAGCAGTGCACTCTCTATAGTTTCTGATACTAAGTAATATGATCTTATTGCTGTGTTATCTGACATTTCTTTTCATTTCTATTTTTTCTATATCGTTTTTTTCTTTCAAATACATCATAGCCATCAATGCAGTTTTTAAATCTTGTTCGGTGATATCTTTGAACTTTGTAATATCTCCTTTAGCGAGTTCGTAAATTGCTGAATACCAACCCCACCTTTGGTTGAACTGGTTTCTATTTGAGAAAGGTTGTTCCACTGTTCCTCCTCCAAATAATCCATCAAATTGCTTGACAAGTCTATCCCTAAATTGTAAAAAAAAAGCAGGGAACTAAAACAAACATCAAGCGGCATCTTCTTCATTATATCGGTATCACTGGCTTGATATTCTTTTATTTGATATTTACCTTTCTTACTAATTGTTATTGGTCTGTATAAAACATTCATAGCAAGGTGCATATCTTTCCATTCTTTCATATAGCTTTCTAAGTCTACAAACTCTCCAAGTGTTATTTCTTCTAAGTTTGGTATGAACCCATACTCTATTTCGTTATACCAGAATCTTTGTATTAGATCTGGTTTTGTTTCTAATATTTTTATAATGCTTTGAGATATGTCGCTTACATCAGATACTTTTAGTTTGAATGTATCTTTTAAATCAAGCCCACAAAATATCTCAATCATTTTTTGAAATATAAATGTTTGATCGTCATTTTGATTCTGTATATCTACAAACCTCTGATACTGATGTAGTGTCATATCAGACAAGGTTGTAGGAACTGTGATTGTAAGTTTCATATTTATATAATACAAAACTACACTTTTTTTCAAAAAAAAGAGGGCTGCTCAAAACCCTCTAACAATAAACCAAATTAACTGAAATGAAAAAAAAACCTAATTAATGAGCATTTATATTTTTAATATTTGTTGTTGTACTTCTTGAAAGTCTATATCTTTTAGGTCTATGTCCAATACTTTATGTTTATATGGATCGTGTATTGCGTCCTGGATAAATAAGTCCTCAAACTGCGATATGTCTAATGTCTTTAGAAAATCTAAATCGTAATGACAAAATACTTTGTTTATCGCTATGTCTGTAGGTCTGCTCATAGTATGCCCATAGCTTTATCTGCTATGTTTTGCAAAATTACAAATAGGATAACTAAAATCCAAATTGGTAAAATGTAAACGCAAAAGTTAAATAAGTATGTTTTTATTTTAGAAAGGTAACGGTTCATCTTTTAAATTTTCAGTATTATTAATATCAGCAACACAATTATCTCTTGAATCAGGAGATAAAGTAGATGCTATTAAAAAAGCTGCTAAGTGCTTTCTTTGGTACTCTGGTAGTTTCAGCAATGTTTCTAAAACATCATCTGATAGTATTTCTTTTGTAAAATTCATTATGAAGCTAATATACAACAATATTTTATATTATCAAATTTTTTTGATAACTTTTTTTTTATTACATTAGCAATATGATATACGATTTAAAAAATATGGAGACTTCACAAGTCAAGGGTGAGATCGTAACTGCGGCACAGTTTATACAAGCAGCTATGGAAGAGCTTAGACTTAGAGAGTCCTCTAACGAATAGCATACTTACCATAATTAGGTTTGCTCATTAGGCTATAGGTTGCATACCTGGTAGCATCAGGAATATGATCGCTGCCCTCGTTTGGAATATTTGTAAGTCTACCTGCTTTATCTTTTTTCCATCTATAATCTCTAAACTCTCTTATTGCATTTGTAGAACTTTCTGTAATCATTAGTTTATATCTTTTTAATAAATCAATACCTGCCATAATACTATTCTGACCTTTTACACTAGGTCTAATATTATTGCCCATTCTTTTAAGTTCATCTATTAGTCTTACCTCTGCACTATCACCAAAGCACAAAGTATTGCTTGTATTCTTTTCTAATAAAAACTTATGTATATCACTTGTGGTCATCATAGTTCTATACAGTAATTCGTTAATGTAAAGTGTGTGGTCTAATTTATAAACCTCTACTGCACAAGTTGGATCATTAGTGTAGCCAAAGTCTATACCAATAGATAATAGTTTGGCTTGTTCTGGTATATTAGTTACAGTACCAAATGTAAATATTTGTGTTCTTGATAATGCTCTCTCTCCAAGTCCAAATACTTGCCAATATTCCTCGTCAGTTTCTTTTAATCTTTCAAGCTCTGTAATAAGTCCTTTATCTATAAATGGATTATCCTTATATGTAGTCTTATAAAATATTACATCATCTCTAACAAGAACTTTGTCATATATCCAATGTGTGCTTTCTGATGGATTATAGTCAATTACAATTTTGCCCTCTGTTCTAAATATTAATTGTTGCCAACTCTCCCAGTCTATCTCATTAGCCTCGTTTATAAATAGTAAGTTTCTTTTCCTACCCCTGATCTTAGCAGGTTGGTCTAAAGAAATAAATTCAATAATATTATTGTTTAATATATATTCACTATTTGATTTGTTGTGCTTTTCTTCATCATACAATTCATACTTGCGTAATATCTCAAAAAAATCACGGCTGACCGTTGCCCTTAGACTTGGCATCACTCGTCTAGTGATAGTAATAATTTTACCTGTATTTATACTACAATAGTCAAATATAATCCACAGCAGTATGTTATAGGTCTTACCACTTCTAGATCCACCTTGCTCTATTAATATTTTTTTGTCTGATCTATAAAAGTTATATCCGTGATTGAATACAATATTGGTTTCAACTCTTTGCGTCATTGTCTAAGACTTTGACTTCAAATATAGGACTTTCTTGTTGTAGATTAATATCTTGTGTTTCTCTTGGCTTACCTGCAAAGTAATGATAGAATAATTGTACAAATTTAAAGTCTCCCTTTTCTAC